GTCGAGGTTGTAGTCTTCGGGGTGTTCCAAGTTTTCTTTGCCAAGCAGTTTCAAATATTCCTCTGCTTTTTTATTACCAATCACTTTGTATTGGAAGTTTGAGTTTTGACGCAAACTTCTTGATCCTATTGCCTCCTTCTCCCAACATATCCTACACTCCTTGGGAGTTTTGTTTTCTTTGAAGGCATTTATAAGATACTGCCTGTAATCACTATTCCAATAATCCACTATATCGTTTTGTTTTAGATTGAATCTGTGTTGTCCTTTGAATTCTGTTTCGTTTGGTCTGGCGTCACAACATACTTTGATTGATCCGTCTGTGGTAATGTTGATGCTGTTGTAGGGTCTGATGCAGAATTTATTTTTTTCCATGTAGTAATGAATGAATTTCTTTCCAATTACTTACACGTATGATTTCTGGGTGATCGAAGTCACGGTTGTATGGGTGGTCTATTAAAATAGGCTTTAAACCGTAATTGAGCCCTGCTAAGGCGTTGTGAGGCTTGTCCTCGACCCAATACAGTCCGGTTCCGTGAAATTCTGCTAATGCGCTGTCTTTGTCTGCACCTGTACCAAGAATATGGTAGTTTGTAAAAATGTGTTCACCAAATAATTCACCGAGTCTACGCTTTCTCAGTTCCTGTGCTGGCTTATCTGATGTCTGCGACGTGATGGGAATGAACGTCCAACCTTCCGCCGCTATCAGTTTAACCCAGGTCTGTGATTCGAGCATGGGACGTTGTGTGCCCATCCAAGCACTCCTATTGAATTCTCTAATTTCTTTCCTCACCTCTGTTTTTGTAAGTCCAAATCTTTCCGCCATTTCGTAGGTGTTTTCTTTGTCGGGGAGAAGTTTATAAGGATGATATCTCGCACCACGTTCGTCGAACAGTGTGCGTTGCAACATCCATTTGGTGAAATGGTGCTCCCATTCCAGTAGCACTCCGTCTACGTCTGTTAATATGATTCTATTTGATGTCGGCATCTTCCATTCCAGCGACCCTCAGTTTCACAATGTTGGTTATCTGCCATTGCTTCTGATCCAGTCCTTTGGTTATGCCCAGCCATTGGTTTCGCAGTAGTGCGAAATCGTTTACGATTTTTGTCAGGTCAACAACGTCATCCTCGCCGTCGACATACTTCTCTGCGTCTCTGCTTGATAGTGCTCTGTTATAGTTCTCTAGAAATTTCTTAAATGTTTTTGATCTCAATCTTCTCAGTTCGATGTTTAGGTACTCTAATATTGCTTCTAATTGTTGAAGTTGTCCAAAACGTTCTTCCACTATACCTGGAAGTGCCGCGGATGCTCTTTCAAGGTTGCCGTATATCTTACACTGCTTCTTTGCTTCAAGCAGTTCCTTGTCAAAGTGTGCGACGCAATCTGGAATTTTTGCTAGACTTCTACTAACTTCGTTGTACCAATTAATCATCTCTATACCTGTCGTCGTACGGCTCGTCTACTTCGTCCTCGTCTTCAAACACGGTATTGATTGCTTCTTCTAGTTTAGGATCAAACTCTCCGGATGCCTTTATCTCGTCGGATTCCACACCAATGTCTTCTAGACTTTTGATAAAATCAATTGCCGCATCTAGTCTTGATCTTTCTGGTACGTAGTGCGAAATCGAACTCCAAAGACGTTCTATGTCTTCGTGGGTGAAATCAATCATTATTCTGCGTCGTCCTCTTCTATAGTTTCTGTTTTCTTCGCTTTTGATTTTGGTGCGTCTTCAACACTTTCCGCTTTCGCTTCTGTGCTTTCTTTGAAGTTTGCCATTATCATATCTAATTTATCACCAGTCCACGCTTTTCTGAAGTCTATGTGTTCTTTCCCTTGTGGATCAACATATTTCAGTCTATTTCCGGTTTGTACAAGAATACCTTTCTTCTCGAACAGGTCCACCAGTCCACTGTAGGGATCCATACCTGTGTCATAAGGGATCTTGACCTGTACACCCTCGAATGGTTTGGCATATCTGGTCTTCATGACCTTACACGCCGCTCGGATACCCCTTACCTCAGATATCTTATTGCCTTTCTCGTCTTCCTTTAATTTTAATTTCTTCATTGCTATCACGATAGAACTTGCATAGATGAATCCCTGTCCGCCTGATATCTTGTCATCTGGATCAAACATGTCCTGTGATGCGTAGGTGTGGTTGGTCGCAATCAATCCCACGTTCCAACTTCCAAACATGTTTACACAGTTCCTGACCAGTGCGGTAAGAGCCTTTGGCTTCCTACCAAGGTCGCCTTTCATGTCTCCCGCTTCAAATTGGTTCACGTCTGTAGGTGTCAGCATCATGCCCAAACTGTCTATCACGAAAAGAACTTTAGGAGCACCTTCTTTGTTGTCAGCATGTTGTTCCTTGTAGCCTTTCATAAACTCTGATATGGTCTTGGCCACGTCATCCACCATTGACATGCTCAGTTTTAAAAGTTTTTCTTCCGACGTGTCAACGCCCAGTGCCTGTAGCCATGTCTCATCAAGTGCGTTCTCTGTGTCTATCAATATAACGAAGATACCCTGTGCTTGGGCGTTCTTGATTATGTTTCCTGATGCTATGTATGATTTACCTGCCCCTGATTCTCCTGCGAGCACAGTCACCTTACCCAATGGAATTCCTTTGTTGAAATCACTGGTCATCAAATAGTTCAGAGCATAGTTGCCTGTAGATATCCAGTCTGTTGGATCACTGAAACCTATTCCTAGTCCTTGGATTGATTTTGTGATACTCTTTCTAAATTTTGTTGCGTCAAATACTTTTGTCATGTGTGTCCTATAATATTATCCAAACAATGATTGCTACTATCACGATCCATGCTGGAATCTGTTGATATAGCATCCAATCAACTGCTTTTTTAATTTTTCTTTTTATATCCATACGTTATATTACTACACAAGGCCCTAACAGTCAATATCAGGGCCTTGGTAAAATGTCAGATTATTTTGCTTGTCTTGATCTGATCAGTTTCAGTATGTCCTCTGCCCTCTTGGCACTGTCA